CAGCCTTGGTGAGCGCCGCGCCATCAAACCCAGGCGTTGCCCGAACGACAGCTACAAGAGAAGCCAGTGATACGAGAAGGCCCATTTCAAATGGTGAAGGGTTAGACATGTTCGGTCTCCGTGACCTTGCTGTGTGGAATCAGAAAGCTACCACGGATGCGCCGGACACCCATAACGCCTGAATCGCGGGCACAAAAAAGCCGGGCTGCAACCCGGCTCTTTCGACAACTTGTAAAACACAGTGGGGCCATTATGAACACCAATACCGCTCCAGGCAACACCCCCCATGCCGCGACACTTTTTCGGCATGAACAAAACGTGTCGCGACACACGATGTCGTCACGCGAAATCGCCGAACTGACCGGCAGCACGCACGACAACGTGCTGAAAACCGTCCGGGCCTTGGTTGCCAAGGGTGTCGTTTCTTCAAACGACACCCCCTATATTCACCCGCAGAACGGTCAGGTCTATCGGGAGTTCCTGCTTTCCCAGCGCGACACCCTGGTGGTGGTCTCCGGCTACAACGTCGAACTGCGCGCTCGGATCATTGACCGGTGGCAGGAGTTGGAGGCGAGGGCGGAACAGTTCCAGATTCCAGTCACCTATGCCGAGGCTCTGCAAGCGGCAGCCGACCAGGCCAAGGAAAATCAAACCCTTCGCTTGGTGATCCTAGATCAAGAACCGAAGGTTTCCGCCATCAAACGCTTGGCGGCCGCCGGTGGCGCGATCTGTATCAGTGATGCTGCCAAACAACTTCAGGTTCCACCCTCAAAGCTTTTTCAGTGGTTGGAGAAAAATCGGTGGATCTTTCACCGTGGCGGCTCCAAGCGCTGGACCGCCTACCAGCCGCGCATTACTTCGGGCTATCTGGTTCACAAGGTCACCGCGCTGAAGAGCGACCCGGAGACCGGTGGGGACCGTGCTGCCTTCCAACCTCTTGTTACGCCGAAAGGCCTGGCCTACCTGGCCGAAAAGAATATCGGAGCCTCGCTGTGAGTGTTCAAGCAATGTCCTGGGCGCTCTCTCTGCCCACTGAAACCCTGAAAGACTCAAGCGCGCGTCACGTGCTGCTGTGCCTTGCCAACTACGCCGGTTCGAACGGTACAGGTGCCTTCCCGTCCGCCTCTACCCTGGCCCAGGACACCGGTCTTTCCGAGCGCACTGTCCGGTACAAGCTCGATGATTTGGAGCAGTCCGGGCTGATCAAAAAGGGTAATCAGGCCATCGCGGCCGTTCACATTGATCGCCACGACCGCCGCCCAGTCGTTTACGACCTTCAGATATTGCGGGGTGCAAATCCTGCACCCCGCTCAAAACGGGGTGCAGATGACGCAACGGGGTGCAGCTCACAACAGAACGGGGTGCAGTCTGGAACAGAACGGGGTGCAGCGGCTGCACCCAATCCATCACTTAACCATCAAGGAACCGAAGAGCAGCAGCAGCGCGAGCTTTCGGACTTGATCGCTGAGCAGGATCGCCAGGCCTTGGACCCTCAGGACGAGCGCCAACGTTTCGCGATGTTTGCTGACTTCGAGCCTTCGGTAGAGGCGCTGCAGACTCAGCTGAAGATCGCAGGGCTACCAGCTGACGCCCTAACCGCTGAACTGCTGTCCGGCTTCAAGGGTTTCTTCGTTGCAAAAACATCCGTTCTGGATACGGCCGCTGGCTGGTGTTTCAAGCTGGCCGGGTGGATCAAGCGAGAGCGCGCCCAGGCCGCCGGTACGTCAAGCAGCGAGGAAGGCTCGCCGGGTGATGACTGGGCCGCGAAAGGAGTACGCCTGTGAATCGATCAAACAAGCCTGTCGTCGTAGGCGATCTGGTCGCTCGTCGCCGAACTGATCCAACCTATCAGGGCCCTGAGCAATCGCCGGCCGTGGTAGCTGTTGATCCTTCAACCCAGGCAGTGATCGACGACCTGTTTCTGCGTCTTCGGGGCGCGTGCGGCGCATGGCGTCAGTCTTGGCCAACCGAAGCGGTGATGAACGCTTCAAAGTTGGAGTGGCTGGGTGAGTTCATGCGCTCGGGTATCACCAAGATGGAGCAGATCGATCACGGGATGCGCGTGGTTAGCGCAAGCAAATCGGCTTTCGTGCCTGCCCCAGGTGTGTTCGTCAGTTGGTGCTTTGCTCCGGAGGGCCTGGGCCTGCCCAGCGTTGAATCTGCTTATGCCCAGGCACTCCGCAATTGTCATCCCGCAATGCGTAGCTGCTCGAAGTGGTACCACCCCGCCGTGTATCACGCGACGGCGGCCGCGGGTTTTCACAGCCTGCCGTTGCTTTCCCGAGAACTCGGTATGGCCAGCTTCGAAAAGCAGTACTTGATCCAGTGCCGCCGCATTTGGCAGGGCGAGCAATTGGCACCGGTGCCAGTGGCAGAGCTGGCTCTTGAGCCGAAGATAACGCCAGAGGTGGGGAAAAAGGCCTTGGCCGAATTACGTGCCCAGCGCGCCGGAGGTTTCAAGTGAGCAGGCTCACCAATGCCGCCCGAGACCGGGATTGCCAGGTTCGATTCCCCGGCTGCTCTTGTGAGTCCTCCACCACCGTGCTGGCTCACTACCGCCTTGCCGGCACATGCGGCGTGGGTATGAAGCCCAATGACTTCCAGGGCGCTTGGGCGTGCGCCTACTGCCACGACATCGCGGACGGCCGACTCAAGGCACCAGTGCAGCTGACCCGTGAAGAGGTCCGCCTGTATCTCGCCGAGGGCGTCATGCGAACCCAGGACATCCTCATTCGCGAAGGGAAGGTGAAGCTTTGAAGCCGTTTGCTGTGAAGCCATTTAACCCAGCACCCAAGCGTGCCAAGGCAGTCGACCGGGAAGGCCTGGAACAGGCCGCGCTGATGAAGGAAATCGCGCTGCGCTATCCGGCCGCAGCCAAGCTGATTTTTCACGTCCCGAACGGAGGTCACCGGCACAAGCTGGTGGCGATCAAGCTGAAAGAGCAGGGCGTGAAGGCCGGCGTTCCCGACCTGGTGCTGCCGATGGCCCGCGGCGGGTACTTCGGGCTGTACATCGAATTCAAGGCCCGGGCGCCGTATGACGCTGCCGTGTCACCGGCCCAGGACGCATACCTTCAGGCGCTTACCGATCAGGGTTACCTGGCCATCGTCTGTCGCGGGCACGTCGATGCCATTGAGGCGATCCGTGCCTACCTACTTCAACCACAGACGAGGGCTGTCGCATGAACCATAACTTCAAGCCTGGCGACCTGGCGATGATCGTTGGCGCTTACAACGTGCCGGATAACATCGGAAAGCATTGCGAGCTGATCGAGTATCTGCGCGTAGAGGACATTAGCGAATGGGTTGATCCAGCGGATGGTCTTCGAGTGCAGAACTCGTCCGATGGCCCGGCGTGGCTCGTAGTTGGGGAAGGGGTTAAATCGTGGTGCGGCGGCTCGGGCTGGGTTCTCGCTGACGCTCGCCATCTGATGCCTCTGCGTGGCGATTTCTCCCCAGATAAGCAGAGTTCGCGCGAGGTGCTCGCGTGACGACTGCTGCCGTGAGGATCACCGACGCCGAGATCAAGCGTCAGGCCGCCGGTGCCGTGCGCGATCTGCGTGATACAGACAATCGAGGCCTATACCTGCGCTTCACCAAGGCGCGCGACCGCGCATCTTGGTACCTGGTGACCAAGGGCGATTGGAATCTGATTGGCAGCTACCCCGAACTTAACGCCAAGCAGGTCGTCGCAGCACTCCCGGCGATTCGCCTGCGCCTGGAGGCGGGCGAGGGTACCAGCCTGTCGAAGTGGGCCACCGTCGGTGAGCTGCTGTCCTGGTACGCAGAGCGCATGGCTCGCGACCGCAATCTGTCCAGCAAACGCAAGAGGACCGGCGCCTCGGCGATCAAGTGCCACCTGATCCCGCGCCTGGGCGACTTGCCGTTGACCAGCATCGACAAGGCCGCGCTCGACAGCCAGTTGATGTGGCCATTGCAGGAGACGCTGTCCATCGACTACGTGCGATTGGTGTTCCAGCTGCTGGCCCTGGCGTTTCGCCAAGCGTCCAAACTGGGCCTGATCGCTTCCAACCCGATGACCAGCATCAAGTTCAGCGACTTCTCCAAGGCTAAGGTCGGGATCAAGCCTTCCAGGCTGCGTGGCGTCCAGTTGCCTGAGCTGCTTGATCAGTTGCTGACAGTCGTCATGTTCTACCCGGCGGAGGGCATGCTGGCTCTGATGATGCTATGCCATGGCACCCGCATCGGTGAGACGCGTCAGACCCGCTGGTCTCACATCAGCATTGCTGAGCGCGAATGGTTCATCCCTGCCGAGAACACCAAGACCGGCGTCGAGCATCACCTGCCGCTCACCGACCAGGTGCGCAAGCTGCTGATCCGGTACCGAGAAGTCCAGCAGGCCAAAGGGTATGAGGGGCAGTTCCTTTTCCCATCCCGTAATGGCGCTGCCTTGAGTGAGGGCCAGGCGAGTGCCGTGTTCGCCAAGCTTGGGGGCGGCGAGTGGACCAGCCACGACCTACGCAAAGTGGCTCGCACCGGCTGGGCCG